ATCTCCTTTTTGCGACTCTTCTTGAGCCGTCTTTTCAGACGCTTCAAGGAGTTTTTGTTTTTCGTGGTTATCAATATCGTCTTTGGTTATCCACCCGCCTTCAATAAGGTCATGTTTCACACCGTCTCGATATTTAGTTATTAACGCCTGTAATTGTAGTCTTTCGTTAATTATCTGTTTTTCCATTATCTTTTTGCCTACTTCTGGAAGAAAGTTTACCTTCCATCTATCAGGATTTTCAGGATCAGGCTTTACCTCTATCGGATCTATATACCCATACATCTTGTCTTGTGTTGGACTTCTTGCATCAAGTAGGGTTGTAGTCGGTGGAACCCAAACTTCCATACCCATTGTCATGCCTATTCCAAGTATAAACTCAAGATTTGCCCTGCCTGATTCAGCTTTATATTTATTAGAAGGATACACATAATCACAACCGTAAATCCGAAGCTGCTTAACACCTATATGAATTGCGAATGCAGCAGCATACGCAGGGGTTGTCCTGAAATAACTATACCCAATCGTGTTTATAACATCCTCAAGCGGATATTCAAGCGATGTTGGATATTCAGAATATTTCCTGCTTGTTATAATTGGTCTGTCATGGTTTCTTAAAAAACTATCCCATGTGTTATGTATCGTTGTTCCTTCCTTTGTGTTCCCACCAGAATACTCCCTGTCGTTACATTCGTACTTTGCCTTCAGATCATCCATTCTCCATAAAATATCATGGCGTATGGCACTCCCCATTTTATTGACAACCCAAACCTCATCAGAAACTCCTCTTGGATTTCCAGTAGTCATTGTTTCAGTTAGAAATGCCTGTTTAGAAGTTCCAAGGGCCACTAATGCGACTATTTCTGGTACTTTCCTTTGACTCATACTTTTTAGTCCTTTCCTTGTGTAAGGGGGAAGATTGCTCTCCCCCCTGTTTTTATTACGCACCACCATTACTACACGCTGTTACCTGCGGTGGACCAAAAGCCTTTCTATCTGTCGAGTGATCTACGACTATTAAAGCCGTAAACCGCTTTGCACCGTCTAACGCAGGGGCAATAAACTTAATAGAACCCCTAACATCAGCACTCCCGTTTGCAGTTGTTATTGTGGTCGCGGCACTCGCTCCGATGAACGGAATCATAATGGCAGTTGCATGAACACCACTAACGGTAATCCCAACACCGTCAACACTCGCAGCAACCAACTTACCTTTGTCGGCAAGATTGAATGGCAAGCCAAGTCTGTTCCCAGTTCCCATCGTTACAATACCACCAAACTTAGTGGTAGAATAGAACGTATGAACACTCTTGAAACATCTTTGACCGGAAGCAACGGCAGTCTGTGAAGCTCCTTGAATCGTCTCTGCCATCGGCTGACCATACATATCAAGGCCAAGAACCTTAAGAAATATCGTTGTCGCATTCGCACAGCTTGAAAACACGATGTTCCTCGGAACGTCAAACTCAATTATAGTTGCACCAGTGGTCACAAGAGCGCCGGTACAAAGCGCAATAAAGTTCGACGCTACGGTTCCCGTAGGCCCGATCAAGCTCGGAGTTGCGTAGGAAGACAAAATACCATCCGTATCTCCAAGCGTAGCCGGAACACCAGCCGTTGAAAGAAACTCATGCGCATACAAATGGGTCATTTTAATGCCACGGCGACCGTCCGGCGAATACCCCGCATTAAAGGCGTTCCCCGCATAAAGCTCATCGGCATGAGAAATTGTGTGTCTTGTGGTCATGATCTAAATCCTCCTTTGAAGGACATGGTAGGGGCGACTAACCCCTACCACATAGAGTTAAGGGTTAAGCTCCGACAGAACCGTAAACCGCCCGGGGGTCAGACCAACCAAAAGAATAGTAGTCGTAAGACGATGCCTTGGCGTTCTTGGTGTCGAAGTCGTTGTCCTGTTCCAAATCGATCTTATGCCGTTGGTAGTGTTTCATACCATCCGGGCAGTTCGTTCGGATAAAGAACTGATCGGCATCAGTAAAGTAATGGTTCAACACAATGCCTTTGGGCAGTTGGTTCGTTGTCTTAATCGCATTGATCGTGTTGTCGCCGGTCTTGACCTGAAGGGTTGATTTCATAATCCGGTTAGACTCGAAAAACAACTGCCTCGGAATATGCAGGCTTTGACCCATCAGACCGATTTTCAGGCCGTTATGGTCAGTTGCGCCCATAATCATAATCAACAGGTCTTCCAGCGCGACTTCCGAAATATCAGCAGCGGGCGCAAGGATGTTACTCCAATTACCGGCCGCACTCGGATGAGACGCAGACAACAGCACAACACCGTCGCCGCCAAGATACGAACCGTTGGTGCAACGGTTATACACGTTCGCGCCAACATTTTCCTTGGTCTGCCGAATGGAAAATCCAAGCGACTTTGCCCTGGCGTTTGCCAGCTTCTTGTAAAGGTTGTTAAGCCTTTCCTCGAAGGTTACGATAAACCCAAGCGAATAAGCCACATGGGTGTATCTTGCTACATAAACCTGAGTATTCCCGGCATAAGACGTTGCCGCACCTTCCCTCTTAACAGGCGCAAGCGGGAAACCGGATGTCATAACATCCTCTTCCCACAGCTGGTCAGAAGTATAGGTGTCAAACAGGTCTTTATATTCTTCGGGATGCTCGCCATAGCCGACCCCAAACCAGGCTTTTACGCCCGGCCATAATGCTTTGGGGTGATTTCCAGTGCTAATTACTCCTGGCATTTTTCATCCCTCCTTTTAAGCTGCCGTAACTCCGGCATATAAGCCTGTGGAATTGTAGCAAGTGTTAATAAGAACGTCCCATATTGCGTAGTCGCCCAACTCGTTATCGGGAATATCGGCAAGGGCGACAATATGGAGCGAATGAGCCTGGGTAGTTGTCGGTGTGGTAGAACCATCGAGAACGTACCCGGACAAGCCAGTTATAGTGCTCGGAGTCCCCGAAGCCATAATCGCGTTCTGGCCTGGGAACACCTTTGACGGAGTTGCATCACCGTCATCCCGAATCTGAAAAATCAGATTAGGAACCGCGATACAGACGTTAGCCCACCTTGCGGTTGAGGCCGGTCTATACTGTAACGTAAGGTTGGTAGGATCGGGTTCAAAAGATGTGATGACCCCCCTGATCACGGTTGCGGTAGCACCGCTTGAAACGATAACTGTCGGATGGTTTGCCGTTGTGTCCTTATTGGTAAGGGCGGTTTCCATAGTGACAGCATCGCCTATATATAAAGCAGTTGCATAACTGGCAGATACGTAACATCTGACAGTCGCACCGTTCCAAGGAGTTCCATCTATGTATCTTGAGGGCCGCAATCCAAATGGTGCATTGACATTAGCCATTTTAAATTACTCCTTAATGGTTATTTTGGTTCAGAATGCCCGGATGTAATTCTGATTCCAGCAGGGCTGTATCGAACCTCTCCAGGCTTTTGCTCAAATGAGCCTTTCATAATCGCCTCATCTACCTTGTCAACTTCCTTTTGTTTCAATGCCTGGTCTTCTTCGTAAAATTCCTTTGGGATTTTCATCAAAATGCCTTTTATTCCAGAACCATCCTCGTTTGTGCCAACCGCGATAGGTTCTTTACCTTCTACAATCTCGTATCCCGCTGCCATAGCCCGTTGTATCCTGTCTGGTTCTTTTGACCAATTATCGTTGAATATACGATAATGGTATTCGTCATTTTCCGGGCAACTGAATTTCCGTTGGGGCATACCAAGTGGAATGCGCTCTTGTCTGCGTAGGTCTTCTACTCTTTTCCGTGCTTGAGTTACGTGTGTTTTTTTATGCTGGGTAAGTTGGCCTTGACAGGATGGACCGAAAAACTCCTTACCACATTCATCACACTCTATCTTTTGTTGTTTAACAGCGTCTTCCATTTGTTATGCCTCCTTATAGTCTTTCAGATATTTTTCTTTTGTGTATCCGGGTATGGTTGCAATCAGTTCCGCACACTGAGCCTTTGCGTCAGCATCCAAATCTCCCCAACCCTTTTGCTTGTCTTTTGCCTGATGTGAACCCCTCGTATCAGCTTCGTCAACCCCGGACCCTATTTTTGCATTCGGGTTTTTAAACTTGTCAGGGAACATGGTTTTCACCTTGGATTTTACAGCTTCGCAGAAATCGTATTCCTTGTAGCTGTGGCCTTTCGCACCAAGGCGATTTGCAATAATATCGGCATACTCGGTAAGCTCGGCATCCTTGCCGTACCAATGTTTATTCTCATCCTTCCAACGAGAAATTTCAGGATGGTCTTGCTGCTTGGTGTCTTCGTCAGGGATGTCAACAACCTCTGGCGCAGTTATTTTCTTCTGCCGTTCAGACAGATTTTTATAAAGATCGACATCACCATCAGCAACCGCCTGTTCTTTTTGAAGTTCAATCTCTGCAACTTTGCTGTCGTATGTTTCCTGCGAATACTTGCCGTGGATTTTGATCATCTTTTTGGTCAGTTCTTTTTGGGCTTTCAATTCGGTTTCGATCTCGGCAAGTTTTGATTCCAGCTTTTTGTTCACCGATTTTAAAATCGGCATCATATTATCGGCACGTTCGACAAACTGATCAGCGGTTATCCATCTGTCCTTATCGCCCCGGAAATCCTCTTTCGGCACCCAACCCTGCATCCTGGCACGTTGTTCGATCTTGGGATCAGTCTCGAGTGGCTTTTCAACAACCTTTTCAGCGATTTCAGGTTCCTGTCCTTCAATGATTGTTTCATCTTCCATCGTTGTCACCTTCCTTTATGATTGCACAAATGTCTTTGTCGTTGCACAGCCTGTACTTGGTTAAAACCCTTTCATTTCTGAACTGTACGATAGTTCCGGCATATTTCTGAAAAATCACCTTATCGCCAACCTTGGGCGTGTCACCAGACCAGTCAGAAAATGCCATACTACCAACATCAATAAGCGTTCCTCGATCATGGCCCATTTGTTCGCGCTCAAGCGCGTGTTCCGGGATGAAAATACCGCCGGACGTTTTACCTTCAACCTCGTCAACACTGATCAAAATCTTATACTCAACCGGCTTTATGCCTGTTATATTCATGTCTATACCCCCATAAGTTCCTTGAAATTCATGTCTATTAAATCTTTAATTTCCTTGTACCTTCCAACAAGCTCGCCATAATACTCAGGTGAAGTGCCGATGGTCCCCATGCAGGCGCCATCAGCCATTTTATGTGCTATCATTTCCATGCGTTCTTTAAGCATGGCCTTTACCTCAGCGCCTACTGGATTGTTCCACCAGTTCTGAAAATCATTCTCCGTTATTTGCATTATCCTTACCCCCTTTGCCTGTCTGGATTGATGCTAACATCCTGTCTGTCTCAGCCGTGTACTGGCTGAGTTGTGCGCCTACCTCTTTTGATTCTGCCTCTGCAATGTTCTTAATTATTTCTGACTTAATTTTTGCCATCTCGTACCTGAACTTGACCATTTCAAACTCGAACTTTGAACGCTCAAGGTCGATCTTTTCTGACTCTAAAACTATCTTAGGATCTGGTGTCGGCGGTTGCCGTTCCAGAATCTTGCCGCTGTCGGGTACTGCCAACGCCTCGACGTAGCGGTTCATAATCTCCTGGTCGTTCAAACCCTGACCACGAACCGCCATTAACGCCTCGGCCTTTACCAGCTTTTGAGTATTGGTTACATCTTCTGGGCTGGATGTAGGTATGACATCGCAGTTATCTCTATTATAATCTGACCGTAAGACCTGTTGAGTAACTTCAGGGTTGTCTAAAATCTTATAGTAGTATTCAAAATCCAGATACTCGGCATTTAGCTTGTAAATTTTTTTAAATTCCTCACCAAACGATCTATGAAGTCGCTTATGGATAGCAGAAAAAACCTTCATGCCTTGTTCCATACGGGCAAGGCTTGTAGTTGCAGGCTCGTTATGAACCGTCTGTTCGCCCATCAGAAGCTCTGTAACTGAACTCAATTTCTCACCGGCATTCACCATAAATCCCAACAGGTTGAACAACACGGCAGATGGTTCCTTGGTAGGCAGTGGAAATATATTCTTTCTGAGATCATCCCCGGAATGAGGCACAGGCAGCCACTCGTTGATTTTCAAACGGATAGGTCCACCACCACGCCCACGCCCAAGGTTCAAACCCTTACCAAGAAAACCTCCCTGGCAATTCGATTGTGTACCGGCATCCAAAAGCTGATTGATAGTTGTATCAACGGTATGGTTGATAGGGCCAAGCATAGACCCGAAACCCCAGTCATAAATCGAACCGTCAGGTGACGGCATGAACGGAAACTTTGTGTAATATTTATCATCAGTTATTTTGGCAACCTTCGTGCCTTTGTATTTTATGGTGTCTTGTTTAAACCTCGGGAAAATTCTGACAACCTTCCTTGAATCATAATGGACGTTTAAAATGTACGGCTCAAGATAACCGTCACCGTCAAGGTCGAGCCATGTATGCTGTTCAAAAAACAGGTGTGGCCTGAAATCGTCATTTGTCGTATATTGGTCATCTTCATCCTTATTTGCGACTGCTTGCCCGAAATCAAAATCAATGAAGACATCTGACCGGATACGTTCTGTAATTTCGTTCGGATAAAGATTGTATTTTTCTGTAATCCTCGGAACAGTTAAAAGGCTTTTCGCCTTGTAGTTCATAACGATGTCAGACGGTGAACAATAAACTGATATGTTCCGGTTATATACGCCTGATCTATAAGTCTTTTTAAAACAGCAACCAAGTATGGGTATGACAGTTAAAAGCCGGTCTGTTTCTTCTTCCCACTCGTCCATTTCCTCGTTTAGCTGATAGTTCATGTGGAGTTGTACCCTGCTGGCCGCAGCCGCTTTTTGACCGACAGGGTCGTTACCAACAACTTTTCCTTTTACAATATCCCAACCAGGCACAAGGTTCGGGTACGCTCGGCTTGCAAACTGAATTGATGCGATTGAAAGAAGCGGGTACTTTACGTTAGCAGCGTTCTCGAACGGAAAACTTTTCTTTTCGTAAACCTGCATGGCAAGGTCCATTGCGTTTCGGTTACGTTCTTTCCATTCAGATCGGCTTTCATCGTCAGACTCGTATCCGATAACGGCATCCCCTGAAATCTTGGCAATCTCGGTTTCGTCAAGAAGTGTTGCTACATTTTTTGTGGTGAATATTTTTTCAAGGTTTCTCATAATATTCCCTTTGGGCAATAAAAAACGGGCAAATAATGGTGGTAATGGCACCATTACTGCCCGTCTATTATTCGGTTGAACCGTCGCCCTGCTGATCAAGCAGGGTTAGCCCAAATTGTTAATTAATTCAGTACCCTGTCGATACATTCCTATTATCTGCCTGATCGTCAACACTATATCTTGTATAAATCGTATCCTCTATATCATAATATTGTGTATTAAGCAAGCAAATTCTGTAAAGGTTCTCCATCATGTGGTCGTCTTTATCAACCGGCTTGTTTGTATCCTTGTCCCACATATACCCTTCGATCTCGTATAACGTCCTTACGCAGTCGTCGAAAAAGAACATTGATGGTTGATTATTCGGCCCTTTCAGATGGTTCTTAACTTCCAGTATTCCAGCGTCTTTATCCTTAGTTGCAACATCGAGGTGATAGCCGTATGCTGCTAATTTATTAAATATTTTCTGAAACGTGGTTTCAGGATTGTTGCTATCACCTTTTGAAAGTGGATCAACTATGATTTTATTTACCCGATAATTATTTTTATTGATTTTCCTGATAACCTGTTCAGCAACCCAATCGCCATCTCCAAAGTCCCAAACTTCTTCACAAATATATCTATCACCCCTTGTGTCGGTAGCAACAAACAATATCGCCTGGCGCTCCCTTGGATGTATGTCAATCGCAATATCGACCAACCAAGCAAGTGGCACTTCAAACCGTTCCCGTAAATGAATGGTACGCTTGAACTGAGGGTACACTAAGCCACTCATGTATTGAGGTACGCCATGAATACGGGCCTGTTCTTCTTCCTCGGACAGCTTTGACCGAAACTGCTCGATACCCTCTGCCGTAATTCCGTATCCAACATTATCGTATGATGTGCCTTCAACCCAGAATATGTTTCTGGCTGCCCGTCCTCTGTCGTCTGTTTTCTTTACAATTTCACGGTCTATCCAGGGATCGCTCAATAAGGTTGCTGCAAAGATTTCACGTCCTTTCCTGTCAACAAGCCCACGGGCGTTAGCAACATATATTTCGCGCCTGCAAGGTTCGTCATACAGAATTAAATCCCCGGCCCAACCTTCATGCTCTTTTGGTTGCTGGTTGTTGGACATAACTTCGATTGTGCTGCCGTTTCTTTCGTCACGCCAGAACGTATCTGTTATTATGCCGTTGCCCCTTGTTTTTCTTGGGCGATTACCAGGCCACCATTTTTCAATCTCAGGTATTACGACCGCCTTTATATGGTCCTGCCATCCCTGCCCGACATACCTTACCTTCCTTGGTTTTTTATGCGGGAACAGGTGCATAAGACTTTGATTATTCCAAAGGTATTTACCGAATACAACCGATAAACCAATGATAGTTAAGATCGTAGTTTTCCCTAGCCGGTTTCCACCAGACATCCCTAAAATATCATAAGACCTGTCAAGAAACGCCTCTAAGATTTGCTCCTGTTTAGGGTTTGGCCCAGGGTTAGGCGGTGTGTCAAAGAACTCGATAAGGTTGCTTTCCCGATAGCTTAGAATCTGCTTTTGCAGCTCGATCTTTCTAAGTATCAGCTCCTTATGCCGCTGTTCTTTTTTTTTGCTTATGTATGCCATGTTGCAGGATGTCTCTGCCAATTACGTTTATTTTTCCTAATCGCGATTCTTCAAGTCGCATTAGAGTATAGTCGTCTTCACGATTACGATCAAACGACCACAATCTTTTTAAATTCCCCTGCAAAAACCTTGCGTTATTAGTTCTGCCGTCAATCAGAACAATCGTTCCGGGTATCAGTGTTGGTTCCATCATTAACAAATCTGCCGACATCGGGGTTCTTTCAGGACATCCGGACCAAAAACCGTTATCGTTTTCAATCTGTGCAGGGTCTGGTCCGTCAATATATATAAAGTCCGGCACGATGTTGGGCAAATCGCTGTAGCAATGGCAATGTCGGCCACTGAAAGAACTGCCCACACATTTGCTGTATTTGATACTTATACGGCTATTGTCATTGAGTTTATCATAAACTTCATTGATCCATTTTATATTTGTATCAACAGAATGACACCAAAACATCTGGCTGTTGCGAACGTCCGGCTTATTTTCTAAAGCATTCCATCTTTCCATGTTTGTTCGCAAGGCGTCCGTGATTACAAAAGTTGAATACCCGCACCCGAACTCCAGCACCGTAACACAAAAATTATCGATTATCAACTTGTGCAATCTTTCAAGGTCTGCCATATTAGGACTAAAGGCAGGGTTGCCATTATATTTCAGTTCTGGTAGGTCTATCATAGTTCCACCACCTTTCCGCAAATGCAAGGTCGTCTTCGTAGTCGATGTCGATCCCGAAAACCCAAGGTATTTCAATGCCAACCGATTTGCCAAAAAAATCGTTTGTACGTAAGAAATAATCGGTTTTGGTAATAATCAGGTTCCCAAACGAATAATGGTCCGGCTGAGCCTGCTTGCCGGTTCTGTTACGCCTTAACGGGAACGCAAACTCTATCCAACCGTTTTTTACAACTCGCTGATTATACGCATGATCAAGATGCCTTATTTTGCATACAGTTTGAGCAGAATCAATATAGGGGTTAACAAATGCACAACAGACCATCTCAATGTCAATTACCCTTAAAAACGGGCTGGTCGGCTGCAAAATCGCAAAATAATTTGGTTGGTCGTTTAATTGTGAAAGAACATACTTGACAACTTTTTTTATAGAACCTGATTCCCCTTGCGCCAGTTCTTTAGGGCGCTTCTGAACCTCGACTATATTGTTGTGTTTTGTTTCGAGGATCTCCTGGATATCCGTCGAAATGATGATCTTTTCCAGCGATTGTGACTTTATCGCTGTGTCCAGAACCCATCGGTATAACGGTTTCCCGCCAAGCTCCCGAATGTTCTTGTTTGCAATGCCTTTGCTGTCCGCCCTTGCCGGTATAATGCCCAGTAATTTCATAAAACACCTTCTGCCTCTTTGGTTGTACGTTTCTGATATAGCTGACTATTTTCTCACTTGCGTTGCCATCGCCGTAAATACTTGACGGTTTATATTTTTGTTCCAACTGTATATCCACAACGGCAATTATGCCGTCTGAATTGACAATGGCATCCATCGTATTTACGTCTCTTTGCCGATGCTGCTGCCGATCTCCAATGGTAACACTTGGAGTACCTAAAAACGAGCATTCCCGAATACCGGCGCTGCTGTTACCCACCATACACTTCGTATGTTTTAGTAAATAACCGTATTCCCGGATAGGCAGTGACTTGAAAAAATGGATGTGACTCGGCTTGTTCTGATCACGATATTTCCGCAAAGCTGATCCGATGATATCGTTGCCGGCATCAAGGTTAGCGTTTACCCAAAACGTAGGTATTTCAAGACTGTTAATCGCCTTTATGGTTTCGTTCACCAATTCTTTTGTGATTTCAGGCTCGTTCGGTATCGGATGCAGGCACACAAGCAGAAACGGTTTTTTTACGTCTATGATAACACCGGAATCACTATGCCGTTGCAGCGCCATCATCTCGTCATAGATTGCAAGATCGTCAAGAACATCCAGGGAAGTAGAACCAACTACATAGATATTATCAGGATTTTCGCCAAGTTGTTCTATCACCTTTGCGGCATTTGCGGTACACGGAAAATGTAGGCTTGCCAACTTGGTAATCGCGTGGCGCACGCCCTCATCTATCGTGCCGGACAATTCGCCGCCCTCTAAATGCGCTATCGGTATCCCGGTCATGTAAGCCGCTGTCGCAACACCTAAAGTCTCGAATCTGTCACCAACAATGCAGATGAGATCCGGCTTAATCAGGTTAAACAAAGTCGAAAATTCAGAAATCGCACCACCAACCGACTTTGACATAGATACCGAACCGCCGCCACTGACTGAAAAAAACACTTCATAATCAGGATTTATTACAAACGCATCAACTACTCTATCTTTCAGCACCAGTTCGCCGCCGGTTATAACCACAAGGTCGATCCCGGCAGTTTCGCGTAATATTTCTATTATTCGCTTGAACTTCGCGTAGTTGCCCCGGCTTGTCAGAACGATACAAACCTTTTTTGACATTCTGAGTGCCTTCTTTTTTGCTTCATGTAATGTTTGCATTTCAGACCCTCCTCTTTATTGTTTTGGTTAATCGCTCTTATTTCCAGGTTGTTGTCGGATAAATCACCTTCCTGTTGATGTGGTATTTGTGTGGAATCAAATCTTCCAAAACTCCTTGTATTTCTTTACTAAGTGACCACTTAGGTTCGTACCCAAGCGCCTTTAGCCTGTCATGCTTCGGTTCGTAATAGTTTTTCTCGTTCTCGACTCTCGGATTTCCCACG